TGATGATGGTTGCGGCTAAATACGTCTTGCCGAGTACGAAGCGGTCGGTCGCGACCAACTCACGAGGACTGATCCGAATCGATATCAGTGACGTAGTGAAGCCCATGGCGAACAGAAGCAGGTGAAGAGCGACGTACATAACAACCCCCGTTCGAAAAGTTTTCCTGAAAATTCCCCGGCGGGTTTTTGCTGGTCAGCTTTTACCGGAGTGAGTGAATGCAACAAAGCCTATGGCGAACACGCAGCCAAAGACTGTCACAACGAAGCCCATACGTTTTACTCTCATTTTGACGAAAACCTAAACCCCGTGTTAGGGGGTCTTGGTTCTTGAGGTCTGGTAGGGGTCGATCAGTTCTCGTCTTCGAGGTACTCGGCCTTCGACGTCTTCTGAACGATCGCGGCGACGGCGACGATTCCGGCAGCCACTCCGACGACGTAACCTGCGGCCGTGGCGATCTGCTTGGTGCGGATCGACTTGCGGCGCTTGGTGGCGTTGTCGAGAGAGGTCTGGGCGGAATTCGCGCGGTCGCGCATGATGTTCATGGCGTCGTTGACGGAGTTCTTGAGAGGGGACATGATGGGTCCTTTCGTAGGGGGTCTCATTATAGGGCATGTAAAACTTGCGATCTTGGTAAAGCATAAACCCCGTGTGGGGCTCAGAGGCTCTTGAGATCAGTCTTCCTTGTCGGCGCTCTTGGTTTTCTTCAGCACGACTTCGCTGATCGTCTCGATAGTCTTGACGGCGGCGTAGGCTCCGACCGCAGTGATGGCAACGAACTTCGCGATCTCCTTCGTCTTCTCGGCAGCGAGCTTGACGGTTTCGGGTCGGATGAACGGTTCATCTTGTGCGGTGGAGCCCTTGCTTTTGTCTTCATGATCGAGGCTGATCTTGATGGCACGCTTCTTGTTCTTTCCAAGCATGGCAACTCCAGAGGCAGTAAGGTTCTCATTATAGGCCTTGTAAACCTTGCGAAAGCATAAACTCCTTGTAGGGAGTTCAGAGGCTCTTGAGATCAGTGAATGATGCGGTTCTTGATCTTCCGGCACTTGTCGACGATGTACTCTGTAGCGAACGCGGCAGCTAGTGCGCCGATGGAGGCTGAGAGAATCAGGGCGATCATGTTTTCGTTGGACATAACACAGCCTTTCATAGGGGTCTCATTATAAGGCGTGTAAACCTTGCGATACCCGTATGAAAAGCGTAAATCCCTTGTAGGGGATTCAGAGGCTTTGAGATCAGATTCGATCGAGCGTTGCGGTGATGCACTGGTCTTCGTCGATGCAGAGCTCGCCGCCGTTGATCTCAATCAGGAGATTGAGGAGCTTGGCGATGTCGTCGTACGCCTTGAAGTCTTCAGGAGACGCGTTGATGTTGAGGGGGAGATCGGGAGTCCACTGGATTCCGTACTCCTCCTTGAACTTCTTCTGCGCCTCGATGAAGCCGAGGTGTACACGATTGTAGCCGTCAGCAACCTTCTCTTCGAGAATGAGGTGGAGGGGCGAGCCGTACAACGAGTAAGTGTGCTGCATCGTAATGCCTTTCGTAGGGGTCTCATTATAAGGCATGTATTTCATGCGATTCCGAACAAGGCAAAGCATAAGCCCCATGTAGGGGCCCAGAGGCTCTTGAGATCAGATCGAACGGGAGAGCTCGCACTCGTAGTTGCCGAATCGGCGATAGCTCACCACGACCCTGTAGCGCCCAGCCGCATCGAGGTGTCCGGCACGAGCCAGTTTGACGAGGACTCCGATCCAGAAGAACCGCATCCAGTCGAGGAGGTGGGTCTTCTTGGTGAAGAGTCTGTCGATCTGGTCAGTGGGGAACGTCTTGATGGTGACAGTGGGGGCTACGGGTCGGTGCAGGCTGAAGTCGAAAACGTACTTTCGCATGGGCTTACCTTTCGTAAGGGTCTCATTATAGGGCGTGTAAACCTTGCGAGACTCTGTACGTTTCACTCTCATTTTGAAGACAAAGCATAAGCCCCATGTAGGGGCCCAGAGGCTTCAGTTGTTAAGGACGAGGCTTTCCGTTCTGGGGGTTAGTGATGATGCGGTAGAACTCGTAGTCGAACTTCATGGTCTCGATGCCGCCGGGCTTGAAGTAGTCTCCACGGGCGGCACGAACAATGACGTACTCTCGCGCGCTGTTGACCGTTTCGGTTTCAGCGAGCTTCTTGATACGTCCCTTGAGCATGTCGATCTCGTAGACGATGTGCACGGTGGCAGCGAGGTAGAAGTTCACGCTTCCGACGATCTTCCGGAGCATACAGATCCTTCCATAGGGGTCTCATTATAGGGCCTGTAAACCCTGCGAGCCCTGGAAGGCAAAAAACGAGCGGCGTGTAAACCTTGTTAGGGTCTACACGCCGTCCGCTTGTGGTCCTTCGGGTGAAGCTTGTTAGCTGATAAGCCTCTTGCCGACCATGTTGAACGCCTTCGAGGTGATGACGTGCACGTGCTCGTAGTGGAGGATCATGAGGATGCCGACGAGGTTCGACGCGGCGCCAACCAGAACATCGGAGCTCACGCCACTCTTGGAGTCAATCTCCTTGAGGGGGTAGAGCTTCTTGATCTGGTTGGACACCTGGTCGTACTGGTCGCCGTGAACATCTTCGATGGTGCTCAGCACTGCGAACAGGCGTGCGATCTCCTTTTCGAGGTCGCTCGGTTCAGCGGTGGGCTTGAGGTTCTTCAGTTTCAACAAAGCAGTTCCTTCCGTAGGGGTCTCATTCTAAGGCATGTAAAACATGCGACCCCTGTGGAACTATGGCCTCACGATCGGGTTCTCGCCCGTGTCCGAGATCTTGAAGGTCGCTTCCTTCATCGACAGAATATCCTCTGGATCGCCGTCGATCACCAGAGATGCGACCCTCTTGTCTCCGACGTCCTGGACCTGGATCTCACCGGCGTACTGTTCACCGCTGGCGTAATATGACTTCTTGGAGATCTGCACGAGCACACCGATGAACGTGTTCAGCGCCGTAATGGACGCGACCACCTTCTCCGGCTCCGGGAAGTTCCAGAGCTGAGCCAACGCGAAATATAGCGTGGCTAGTGCAGGCAGGACGATCGTTGCCGACTTCTTCATGACGCTGTACGTGCTGTCACCCAGAAGGGGTGTCGGCTTCTTCGCGTGTGACGACTCGGACATTCCTGCTCCATCCCTCGGTGTCCCGGTTACGGGATATCTCGGCGTATCTGCTGTGAGAACTGAACGGCAGACGAGATACTTCGGCCATGATCCGCTCGGCCGTGCCGTTACCGCCAAGCGACTTGTAGGGCTTGAAGAAGTACTTGTCGAGCTCGTCGAATTCTTCCTTGGTTACGTACCCTCGTTCGATGTAGGCCATACCGTGTGTGGTGATCGTCTCGCGGGCCATACCCATCATGAGACTAGTTGTCGCCACACGTCTTGTGTCTCTGCTCCGAAGGAAGGACCACATGCCGGTTGACCCCATCGCGGATCCGAAAATGGTCATGATCACCCGGATCCAAACCTCGTCCATATAACGCACCCTCCCCTAGAAAATCTACGTTGTTCGCTTCCAGACACCTACATTCTTGACCCACGGCTCGGCAATCTTCCATACGCCGCCGACTTTCACGTAGGGAACTGCAAGCTTCCATTCCGCACCTACTTTTATGTAGGCCCCAGCAATGGTTCGAATGCTGGCCGCTCCAGACCATGCGCTCCATCCGACAGAGCTTTTGGCCCTGGTCCGGAAGTAGTACACAGTTCCCGGCGTAAGACCGGTCACCACCTGAGGCGAGACGGCAGCAACAGATGTCGTCGGATTTCCCGTCGAACTGGTGCTGTACCCGATCTCATACCCGGTGACCGTAGAACCGCCATTACTGCTCGGAGCACTCCAAGCGGTGTCGACGCTCGTCATCTTGACGCTGGACAGAAGCGGGATACTTGGGGAACCTGGAACGTTGAGCGTTGTGGCGGTCGCTCTACCGGACCACGCGCTCCAACCTTCGGAGTTATGCGTCCGAGCCCAGAAGTAGTAAACCTTTCCCGACGACAGACCTGAGATGGTCGTCGACTTGTCGGAGCTTACGACTTGCTGTGGTACGGACGAATTGGTGCCGTAACCGATCTGCCGTGAGTCAATAGCATCGCCACCATTAGAGCCGTCCGAGAACGTTACGTATGCGGACGACGCTGTGATGCTGGATATGACGGGCGTAGTC